TCAGTTGCGAGTTCCGAACGAACTGCTGCAGGAATTCCGCTGATATCAGTCGTTGCATCAGAGACCGGAATGTCAATACGAGCAAGTTCAGTTGCAAGTTCAGTGCGAACATTTCCTGCTGTCAATGTGCTTCTTGACGAGATAGCTGCATCAACTAGCGCTAGCTCAGGAGCAAGCTCGAGACGAACCTCATCAGCAATCACAGTTGCTGCGATAGGCGCGCCATAGTCAGCGGATGCAAGACGAGTTGTTACTGCAGCATCAATACGACCAAGTTCAGTCGCAAGTTCAGTACGAACAGCGCCAGGGATTCCTGACACATCAGTTGTTGCGGCTGACACAGCAATGTCGATGCGGCTAAGTTCAGTTGTTAATTCGCTTCTTACTGCAGTTGCAACCGTTGCCGCAGCATCAGGAGCTGTGTAATCAGCCGACGCAAGTCGAGTTGTTACTGCAGCATCGATGCGGCCAAGTTCAGTCGCAAGTTCAGTACGAACAGCGCCTGCGATAGATGACGGATCAGAACTTGCAGTTCCAACAGTGTTATCAACTGGGACGCCAACTGCTACAGTATTTGCTGGCGGGATATTGCATGTGCCAGTAAAAGCGTTGCCGACACCATAAAGGGTTCCGGCGCGAACATTGCTAGCTACAGGATAAAGGGCAGTCCAACTTTCGTTTGAGG